AATGAGGCTTGTCCTCCAGAAATACTTTCGGAGTTAAATATAAAGTTAGGTAAGGCATACAATAACCCATCTGGTGATAGAACAGACCCTAAAAACATTAAGAGTGATTACTGGCATAACTGGTGCAAGGTGTACATTGATGGTGAAGTTGGCACATTGCAAGGCGCAATCTTTCAAAATTGGCAAATTGGCACATTTGATGATAGTTTACCTCACGTTTATGGTTTGGATTTCGGGTTCAGTAATGACCCAGATTCTTTGATAAAGGTTGCAGTAGATAAAAAACGAAAAATAATATACGCAAGTGAGGTGCTTTATAAGACTGGTAATAGCACAGACCAATTAATTGACATCTTAAACAATAGATTAAACCCATTGAAGAGTGTTGTTGTTGCCGATTCTGCTGACCCACGCACGATAAATGACATAAGGCAAAGAGGATTGAACATTTATCCAGCAAAAAAAGGTGCTGATAGTGTAAGAAATGGAATAAAGAGAATACAAGATTACGAAATAATAGTAGATGCAAATAGCCTAAACCTCATCAATGAGTTACGAAATTACATCTGGCACGATAAGCGGTCACAAGTGCCAATAGATGCATACAACCATCAAATTGACCCTTTAAGGTATGCATTTGACTACTTAACACAGAGTGCATTGTTAATTAGTAAATAAAAATTAATACATTTGCATCAATTAATATTCATTTAAAATGGGATTTGTAAAAAACGCAAAAGATTATATTATAAAAAGTTTAGGTGGAAACCTTGCAGGGCATAACCCATCTAATCTTTTTAGTTTTTTTGGTGGATTTATGCCATTAAATTTTAACAATAATTTATCAAATCAAATAAGTCAAGGTTATTCTCAAAATGTTGATGTTTATTCAATCATAAAAAAAATTACTGATATTAGTAAAAGTGTACCTTGGATAGTTGAAAAAAAACAAGCAAATGGTAACTGGAAGGAGTTAAAAGACACTACTTTGCACGAACTAATGGCTGCTCCTAATATGGCAAAAGCGTATACTTGGGATGACATAGAAGAACAAATATTGCTTTACTTACTAATTACTGGCAACACCTATTTAATAGGTAACACGCAATTTAATTCTTCATTAATTGAAGAGGTTGACATATTGCCCAGCCAATCGGTAACAATATTTAATCAAAATTCTTCATTTTTTATGCCACAATATGAGTACCAATTTACATTTGGCTCATCTCAAGGCTTATACACGAATGATAATTTAAAGCACATCAAGTTTTTTAATCCAAACCTAATTAATTTTGACTATGGTTTAAGTCCTATTCAAGTAGCTGCTAACGTAGTTCAAGTAGGTAATGAGCGTTGGATTGCGGATGCAAGTATATTGAGCAACAAGGGTGCAAGTGGATTCATTACCGATAAGAGTCAGTTGCCAATGACTCAAGATGAGTTTGATTTGATTGACTCTGCCCTGCGTGATAAGATAGGTGGTGCTAATAACTTTGGTAAAGTAGTAGCGACCAACAAAGATTTGGGTTACATTCAATTGGGTATGAGTTCTGCTGATATGCAACTACTTGAAAAAGGTGTAGTAACAACCAGAACATTGTGCAATGTGTTAGGCATTGATTCATCACTATTAAATGACCCCGAAAATAAGACCTACAACAATAGGGTAGAGGCTGAAAAGGCTATGTACACGAATTGCATTATTCCATTAAGTGATAAATTAAGTGAGGCACTAACTGGCTTTCTATGCAAGAATCACTTTCCTTATGAAAATGTGAGAATGCGACAAGACTTTAGCGGTGTAAAATGCCTACAAAGCAACAATAAAGAAGAGGCTGATAGAATAGCATTGTTGAAGGAAAAGGGTATTATTTCAGCCAGTACTGCTGCTGAAATGTTAGGTATGCCAAAACTTGAGCAACCTAATGCAACACTTGAAGCGTTAAGTGGGATGAGTCCATTATTAGCTACTCAAGTGATTGGGCAGTTGACTGAAGATGAGATAAGAGAATTAGTTGGTTTGGGACATAGTGATTTACCTAAAATAGGCGCACAAGCAGCAAGTTCATTTAATCAACCTGCATAACAAAAAAAATAAATTTGCATTAATCAATAAATATTAAATACTTTTGTACGATGGGTAAATCGAAATCAAAAAAGGAATTAGAAGAAATAAAGGTTAAAACTGCATTAAAAAAACAAAATATTGTAAATAAATGATAACATCAATATACTTTCCAAATAAAGAATTTAGTTCTAAAGCAGAGTTGTTTGATGCTATTAAGAATGATGAGGTTAGAATCAAGGCATTAAAAAAAGCCGAGATAATATTTAGTCACGAACGTAATCACATATCGAAATCATCCATCAAAATAAAAGATGCTACTACAAAAGCATTGACTATTGAAGATGGTTATATTTATCCAGTAATAAGCACTACCAACTATTTAGATAGTCACGGAGATGTGCATATCAATGGCTGCTTTAAAAAGACTGTTCAAGAACAACAAGGTAAGATACTTTATTGCAAAGACCACAACATAAGTGTTGACACTATCATAGCTTGGCAATCAGATGTTGAAATGATGGTAACTGAATTACCATTTTCTACATTAGGTAAAGACTATAGTGGAAATGCTGAATGTTTAATATTTAAAATAAGCAAAGATGCGTTAGTAGAGAGTGAAAGCATCGAAGACATTATTGAATACAATAGACCAGTTCAGAATTCGATAAGGATGCAATATGTAAATTTCGTTACCTGCATTGATGATAAAAGACCAGAGTATAAAGTAGAGAAAGCGAATTGGGACAAGTACTACAAAATGATTGCTAATAAAGCAGATGCTGATATGGCAGGTTACTTTTGGGCAGTTTTGGAATTAAAGATTAGAGATGAGGGTAGTATGGTAGTTAAAGGTAGCAATGATGCAACACCATTGCTTCAGAATCCAGATATTGAAGAACAAAGTAAAGAATGTGCAAGTTGTGGCAAAGAAATGGGTGGTGATTACTGCTCATCGTGTGGAATGCCAAGCAAAAATATTGAGCCGCCAAAAAGCACTCAACAATCCGTAGCCGATTTATCACTACAAAAACAAAAACAAAAACAATTTTTTATTAATCTCACAAAAAACATTTAAAAATGAAAAGTAAATTTGAATTATTCCTTGAAACAAAAGGATTAAACACCATATCTTTCGCAAGTCAAGAAGCAGAAGAAATGGCAAAGTTGTACAATGAATACAACGAAGAGGCAAGAAAAGCATTAGAAGATGCGGTTGCTAAAAGCGCAAGCAAAGAAGACATTGAGTCTTTGAAATCAGAACTTGCTACTGCTCAAAAAGAGCAAATGGTACAATTGAACAAAACATTAAAAGAATATGGTTTGGCAATTGAGAAATTGAACAAAAACAATTCTGAAAGAAGTTTGATTTCTAATGCTACAAGCGTAAAGGATTCTTTATCAACTGAAGAAAACAAAGCTAAATTAAACGCATTAAAAGGTTTAAATAAGGCTTCTGCTGAACAGAATGGCATCACCTTTGAAATTAAGGCTGCTGGTACTATGTTAGAGTCAACTAACGTAAGTGGTGGTAATGTGCCAGTTGAACAACGTATTGCAGGTTTAAACTTAATTGCTACAAGACAATTGCGTTTAATGGATTTATTCGCCAAAGGTGCTGCAAGTTCAAACATCATTTCTTGGGTTTACCAAGCAAACAGAGATGGTGCTGCTGGTGGAACTGCTGAAGGTGACACAAAGAATCAAATTGATTTTGATTTGGTAGTTGCAAGTCAAGCAGTTGTTAAGCGTACTGCATTTATCAAGATTTCAACTGAAATGTTAGATGATATTGATTTTATTCAATCAGAAATCAACAATGAGTTGATGCGTTTGTTGATGTTAGACATCGAATTAACTGCATACTCTGGTAATGGAACTGCACCAAATTTAAATGGTATCAGAACAGTTGCAACTGCTTTCGCTGCTGGAACTTTCGCAGCAACAGTTGACAATGCAAACGAAGCCGATGTGTTAACAGTTGCTATTAACCAGATTGCAATTGCAAACCAAGAAGCACCTAACGCAATATTGATGCACCCAAGTGACATCACTAAATTGAAGTTGTACAAGGTATCAGCTACTGATAGAAGATACATTGACAGATTGATATTTATTGGTAATACACTTACACTTGATGGTGTGCCGATGATTGGCAGCACATTAGTTACTGCTGGTACTTATTTAGTTGGTAATTTCAATATGTCAACAATGTATCAAAAGAATGCAGTTACTATCAATATGGGACTTGATGGTAATGACTGGACTAAAAACTTGCGTACAATCATTGCAGAATGGAGAGGTGCATTAGTAACCAAGAACAACGACAGAACTGCGTTTGTTAAGGGTACTTTTTCAACTGATATTGCTGCATTAGAAACTGCTTAATTAAATGAGCAAAGTAAAATCTAAAGAAGTAGTAGCGGAGGCACAAACCTCTGCTGCTGCTCCTTCTGAAAAGAAATCAGAAGCGAAACAAGTAACGCAATCAAAAAAAGAAGTTGAGGTTGTTGTTATCAAGGATTTTAAAGGCTTAAAAGCAGGTGAAAAAGTAATTGTATCTGAAAATATTGCTGAATTATTAACTAATAAAGGTCTTGTAAAATAGTATGGGAATTCTAATATCAGCCTCCGATTTCATAGGCGAAAATAAAATAGCAACTGATGTATTTACGGATGCTGAATTAGATACTTTTATTACGCTTTACGAGTCAAAATTACTTTATGAGTTATTAGGGATTGAGTTGTATATTTTATTCATTGCAGACCTAATTGGAGGTGTGCCACAGACTGCGAAGTATGTGACCATTTACGATGCGTTTGTAAAGGAAATAGATGATGAGATGATTACAAGTGATGGTATGAAAGTTATGTTGGTTAAATGGGTATTTTTCCACTACGTTAGAACGCAGCCACAGACCAATACCATTCAAGGTAACACACAAAGCGAAGGCACTATTAATATGCCCAGCGCAATGAGTTACACATCATTAGTCATTGATTACAACAAAATGATTCTAACATTCAAAGCAATTCAAACCTATATTGAGTCGGTAAAAGATGCCGATTATCCTACATTCAAAGGTGTACTAAAAAATTATATGTCGTGGGCATAATTACTACTAAAGACCATATTAAAAATGTTGTTGATGCAATAGATAAAACTATTGTAGTCAATTCCGTTGTTGCCGATGGTAGCAACTGGAAACTGATGACAACAAATACGAAGTGGGCAACCTTTGGTAAAATATTAAGTGGTAAGGTAATTAAGGAAGTTGTATTCAATGAATCAATCACCATTGCAGCAGCTACCCAGCCAACTACTGGCATCTATAATTTAGCAGCACCATTCTTTTATTTTGGAACATTTTTAGAAACCAATTCAGAACTAATCAAGGTATCAAGTAGCAACAATAAATTGCCATTGATATACCTGCATATGAATGCTCCAGAGAGGTTTGCTGATGAGGAATCTACTATTGATTTTGAAAGTGATTGCGCTATTTATTTTCTTGTTGATGCCGACCCTAAAAACTGGTTGAGGTCAACACATTTAGAGCAGGCAATAAAGCCAATGAAATCATTATGTTCCGAGTTTATTCGTTCTTTATTTGCGTATAGTAGAACTAACGCAAGCAACAAGATTACTTATGTTGAAAATGATTATGCTAATTTCGGTAAGGTGCAATGGGAGG